CAGGAAGATAAACCTCTGTCACGCCTACAAGCCCTCTCTTATCTACAAGTGAACCGTCTTTGCAAACAGCAAACTGTGTCATGGCTGGAATGCTCTCGTCATCCCTAATTAGTTCAATCAGTCTCTTGACAAGAAGAACATCGTTCTGTGCCGTTGTTCCAACATCAATGTACTGATTTATAAATGCTGCCATCTTCGTTAGTTCGGCGGCGTAGTCTGTTTCTAAGCGTACCAAGAACGCCGAAATGACCGATTCGTTCTCAAACTTCAGGTCATTCGGCGTATGTTCGGTGCACCTTTTGTAGTAAGTAGTATATGTCTTGAATGTGTTGCCAGCGGGTCGAATGTAATCCGGCTGCACAATTTTTATAAGTCCAAACAATACGTCCGGTTCCCTGAAGATGTCCAATGTCCCTTGGGTACGTTCGCGGCGCGAAGCTGTTGGCTTCCTCGACTGAAGAATCAGCGTTAGGAATGTGCCGCCGCAAAGAACTGGGTGTGTAATATTTGTCACGTCTTTCGCCTCCGCAGGTAACTTTTTAACCTTATTAACGCTATTAACCTTATCATTGCTGGACATTAACTCTATCAAGATTTGGATAGCTCCTGTGAGAAATCGCAGGGGCCTTTTTTTTTGCCTTCAAACTGGTGGTCGTGGCGGGTTCAAAAAGCAATTCATACCAAATCCCACAAAACCATTGTAACGCGCAACATTATGGAAATCAATGCCATAAGTGTGACCTATTCATTAAGCCATAAAATTTCCTCCCTGCGATTGCTCACTCATTTCAAATCACAGGAGGAAATCATATGCCAATCAATGACAATCAACAGCCAACCACTCAGCGTTACATCGAAATCGATGGACAGCAAATCCCCGTAACAGAAGAAGTCTACCGAGCGTATAAACGCCCGGCATGGGCTGAACACAAACGCAAAGATCGCGAAAAACGTTGCCGCGATGAAAACGGCAACCGCTGCAACAGGGACTGCAGCAAGTGCGACAAACAGCGGACAGGCAGTGTCCTATCGCTGGACAAGTTCACCGAGGATGGCTTTGAGGTAGCTGAGTTCGTTGACATTGCCGAACTAGTTGCGGACAAGCTGCTCCTCGAAGAGCTTTATGCCGCTTTAGATGAACTCGATCCGGACAACCGCAGGATCATGGAACTTTTCAGCGTCGGCAAGTCAGAGCGGGAAATTGCCAGCGATATCGGCCTTTCTCAGAAAGCTATTAATAAACGAAAAACAAAACTGTTCGCCCAGTTGCGGGAGCGTCTCAAGGACTTTATCTGATCTTACAATCACGCCCTCTGGTTTCCTACGGATATCAGAGGGCATCACCATCAAGAAAATTTCTAAAAAAAAGTACTCAACTTTCCAACTTCTGTCCTGTGGATGGTGAGGGAAGAAAAGCACCCCTCGGAACGGAGGTTCAAAAATGGAAAAACAAGCGCAACAAACCGACACCGAAATCCGCGACCGTGAGATGGATGAGGAATTGGCGGATGTCCTCACGGCAATCAGTGTGGTGTCAAAACGCCTTGCCCGGAAGCTAACGATGCTTTCCCGGCAGGACAGAAAAAGGGCGGAAGGAGGAAACTCGGATGAGCAAGATGAGTGAACTTTCTCTTGTGGTTACTGAGCTAAAGCGCTGCGGCGAAGCGCTTATCAGTATATCGGAGTCGCTTGCTGACTTGTTTAGCGGTAACGGTGATGCCCATACTACGGATCAGCCGGAAGCGGAAGTCCCTGCACCGGATGAAAAGCCAATCAGCCTTGAAGCGGTCAGAGCTGTTCTTGCAGAAAAGAGCCGGTCCGGTCACACCGCCAAAGTTCGGGACCTACTGGAAAAGCACGGCGCTGCGAAGTTGTCGGAAATCGATCCCGCGGAATATCCGGCACTGCTTGCGGAAGCTGAGGTGCTGGGAAATGAGTAAACAGAAGGTCAATTGTGCCGTAGACACAAGAGAAGCTGGCCTGGGCCACGCTCTCCTTTCGGCTTCCTCCTCTCATAGGTGGCTGAACTGTCCTCCTTCCGCTAGGCTCTGCGAGAATTATGAGGACAAGGGCAGCGAATATGCCGCTGAAGGAACGTCGGCCCATATGCTCTGCGAGTACAAGTTAAAGGTCGCACTCGGTATCCGTGCCAAAGACCCCACCGCTGACCTTTCTTTTTACAACGCGGCGATGGAGGACTGCGCCAACGGCTATGCCGCCTATATCCTCGAACTGGTTGAAATGGCCAAACAAAGCTGTGCCGACCCGGTTGTTCTTATCGAACAGCGGCTCGACTTTTCCAAATACGTTGAGGGCGGCTTCGGTACCGGCGACTGTTTAGTTATCGCGGACGGTACACTCCACATCGTGGATTATAAACACGGACAAGGAGTACGGGTAGAAGCAGAGGATAACCCGCAAATGAAGCTGTATGCACTGGGAGCTTTGGAGATTTTCGATGGTATCTACGACATCGATACGGTTTCCATGACCATCTACCAACCCAGGCGCGATAACGTGTCCACCTACACGGTATTCAAGGAATCCTTGTACCAATGGGCTGAGGAAGTTTTGAAGCCAACTGCCGAACTAGCTTACGCTGGGGACGGAGAATTCAACTGTGGCGAATGGTGCATGTTCTGCAAAGTGAAGCACGAGTGCCGTGCTAGAGCCGAACGTAATCTGGAACTCGCCCGATATGACTTCAAGCTTCCCCCTCTGTTGGAGAACGATGAGGTTGAAGATATCCTTGGCAAAATCGACAGCCTAATCTCATGGGCCAACGACATCAAAGACTATGCTCTGCGCGCTGCCCTAGGTGGTAAGCAATGGAACGGGTGGAAATTGGTCGAAGGCCGATCCAACCGCAGATACACTGACGAGGCTGCGGTGGCTGATGCAGTCAGCGCGGCTGGATTTGACCCCTACGAACGCAAAGTTCTGGGTATCACCGCTATGATCTCTCTACTCGGCAAAAAACGTTTTGAAGAAGTTCTCGGCGGCTACATTGAAAAACCTCTAGGCAAACCAACGCTTGTGCCAGAAAGCGATAAACGCCCGGCAATCGCCACCGCGCAACAAGATTTTAGTGAATTTTAAGGAGGAAAATCTTATGTCAAATAATTCAAACAAAGTCAATAGTAATCCTATGAAGGTTATAACCGGACCCGACACCCGCTGGTCTTATGCCAACGTCTGGGAGGCTAAGTCCATTAACGGAGGCACTCCGAAGTTCTCTGTATCGCTCATCATCCCCAAGTCCGACACTCGCACCATAGCAAAAATTAAAGCTGCAATTGAAGCAGCCTACCGTGAGGGTGAGGCTAAGCTGAAAGGCAACGGCAAAACTATGCCGCCCCTTTCCGCTATCAAGACACCATTGCGTGACGGCGATACCGAACGGCCGGATGATCCCGCCTATGCCAACGCCTACTTTATCAACGCTAACTCTGCAACCGCGCCCGGTATCGTAGACGCCAACCTCCAGCCCATCCTTGAACGTTCTGAGGTTTACAGCGGAGTTTACGGCAGGGCTAGTATCAACTTCTATGCCTTTAATAGCAACGGTAACAAAGGTATTGCCTGCGGACTGAACAATCTACAGAAAATCCGGGATGGTGAACCTCTTGGCGGCAAGTCCAGAGCTGAGGACGATTTCGCCACCGAGATCGATGAGGACTTCCTCTCGTGAGGGCGCTCAGTATCGACATAGAAACGTACAGCACTGTAGACCTCGCCAAAAGCGGGGTCTATCGCTATGCGGAATCACCGGATTTTGCAATCCTGCTCTTCGGCTATTCTGTTGATGGCGGCGAGGTTCGGGTGGTTGACCTCACGAGCGACGAAACAATTCCAACCGAAGTCGTTGATGCGCTTATGGATGAAGACGTGACAAAATGGGCTTTCAACGCCCAGTTTGAACGCATCTGCTTGTCAAAGTGGTTAGGTTTACCCGCAGGTCAATATCTTAATCCAAAATCCTGGCGCTGCACGGTGGTGTGGTCGGCATACATGGGGCTACCCCTTTCCCTGGAGGGAGCCGGTGCCGTTCTGGGCTTGGAAAAGCAGAAGCTGACGGAAGGCAAGGACCTTATCCGCTACTTTTGCCAACCATGCAAATCTACCGCCGCAAACGGTGGTCGCACTCGCAATC